GGAAAAAGTAGTGTTTCATTACTGGCCCGCGACGGATCGGTCTGGCTCAATCAAATGCAGTTGGCCGAACTTTTTGCCACCTCGGTCCCCAACATTAGCCAGCACATAAACAACATACTAAAAGACAAAGAATTAACCGCCGATTCAGTTATTAAGAATTACTTAACAACTGCCACAGATGGCAAGCCCTACCAAGTTAAATTCTATTCATTGGAAATGATTTTAGCGGTAGGGTTTCGCGTTCGATCTATCCGCGGCGTGCAGTTCCGCCAATGGGCAAACCGCAATCTTGCCGAATACCTGCGTAAAGGGTTTGTAATTGACGATGAGCGATTGAAAAATCCCGATGGCCGCCCGGATCATTTCGACGAACTTCTCGCCCGTATTCGCGATATTCGAGCCTCGGAAAAGCGATTTTATCAAAAGGTGCGCGATCTGTTTGCCTTAAGTAGTGATTATGATAAAACAGACAAAGCGACACAAATGTTCTATGCAGAGACACAAAACAAACTATTGTATGCTGTAACGGGTCAGACATCCGCGGAGATCGTAATGACACGAGCCGATGCAGATGCTCCGAATATGGGGCTGACTTCTTGGAAAGGGGCGGTAGTGCGCAAACAAGATGTCATTATTGCCAAAAATTATTTGACACACGACGAATTGGATTCTTTGAATCGACTGGTCGTTATCTTCTTAGAAACAGCTGAATTCAGAGCCAAAAACCGAAAAGACCTCACAATGAATTTTTGGCGTGAAAACGTCGATAAAATTCTGCTTTCCAACGACCAACGCTTGTTATCTAACGCTGGAATGGTCCGTAAAGAGCACAAAGACAAATTCGCTTATCAGGTTTACGAAGAATTCAATGCACGCCGCAAACGCAAAGAAGCTATTGAGGCAGACCGTGAGGATATGGAACAACTGAAAGAACTGGAAAACGAAATAAAAAACCGTCCTATATGAATTCTAAAACCTATCAAATAGACGCCCAAAGCCTCAAACAAGCGCACGCCCTTTTCGAATCGGGGGACATCGACCGTATAGAGGTCGGAACCGTGGCCGGGCTTTGTGAGATTCACCGCTATCTGTTCGGTGGGTTGTATGACTTTGCCGGAAAGATTCGGACGCTGAACATCGCAAAGGGGGGCTTTCGCTTTGCAAATTGCCTTTACCTGGGCGCGATACTTCCGGTAATCGAGCAGATGCCGGAAACGACCTTTGAGGAGATCATCGCAAAATACGTTGAAATGAACATCGCCCACCCGTTCATGGAGGGCAACGGCCGGGCCACCCGGATATGGCTCGATATGATGCTGAAAAAGCGTCTCCGGCGAGTTGTGGACTGGCAGAAGGTAGACAAAGATTTATACCTTCAGGCGATGGAACGCAGCCCGATCAATGATCTGGAATTACGGGCCCTGCTCGGCCAGGCATTAACCGACCGCACGGATGATCGGGAAGTTATTTTCAAGGGAATCGAACAGTCGTACTATTACGAAGGATACGAGGGATAAATCTTAACAATACCGACTTATGGAACTGCAACCCATCCAAAGCAAGATTTACGAAATACGAGGCCAGCGGGTAATGCTGGACTTCGACCTGGCCGAACTCTACCAAGTGGAGACAAAGCGGCTGAAAGAGGCCGTAAGGCGCAATATCGAGCGTTTCGAGGGCGACGATTTTATGTTTGTACTCTCGGAAAAAGAATATGAAATTTTGAGGACGCAAATTGCGACCTCAAGTCTAACATCACAAAATGCGTCCTCAAATTGGGGTGGTCGTCGCTATATGCCATTTGCTTTTACGGAAATGGGTGTCGCAATGCTTTCGAGCGTCCTGCGTAGCGAGACGGCTATACGGGTAAATAGGGCCATTATGCGGGCTTTTGTAGCAATGCGCAACTACATTACCACCACAACCCAAATCACGGCAGAATTGGCCGAAATTCGGGCAAAACTGGCACTACTGGAGCGGGCTGATGCAGACAATGCCGAAGCGGTCAGCGATCTGTCGGAGGATATGCGCCAGGAACTCGACAATATCTATCAGGCTATCGCAGCATTGTCGATCAAAGTGCCACAAGCCCGCAAGCCCTCCCAGCCGATAGGGTTCAAGCCGACAACAAAGAAATAGCCGATTTGGCGACGCTTGCTCTTTGGAGGGTATATGCTTCACCCGTTAGGAGATCGTCGAAATTTAGGCATTCCAGAACGCAAATACGCTCGATAAAAGACAAAGAGAGCCGGAGGAATTCCCGGCTCTCGTCATTTCGTCGTTATTCGGTGGCGTGCATCATCACACGCAGCGTGCCCCGTCATTCCTTTACTGTCCGCCTGCCGATGGACTGGATGATCTTGGCCGCTTCGGGGTCGAGGACCACGGAAATAGGCTGCGTTGCGGTCGTTATCTCCTTGCCGTTGGTGGTCACATCCTGACGGTCGGCAAGATGCAGAACCCGGGCAACGATTCCCGAATCGTACTGTCCACATAATGCGCCCTCCAGCTGGTCCGCCTCGATAGCCTCACGCACGCACGTAAGGATGTCGGAAAATTCCTCCCTTGACTCATATTCATAGAAATTTTGCCTGCTGATCTTCGCAAATTGGCAGAATCCCACCAATGTCAGGGGACGCTGTGTTGGAACGGGAATTATTTCCCCTGCTGAAACCTTGTTGATGTAAACCGGATTCGCTTTCACCCATTCGACGTATTCCTCAAACTTGGCTTCAAGGGCTTCGGGGGTATATGCACGAGGGCGGCCCACTTTGCGGGCTGTTCCCGTACGCTTTATTTCATTCTTCATATAGATTAATGGTTAATAAATTAGGCCGACTTTGCTTTCTGGGATACTGCCACCTGCCGGCGCACGGCGTCGTTCTCCTGAATTCCCAGAATGACAGGGTTGTAATTAATTTCCTCTGTTCCGGCGTTTTCGGGGGCGTAGATAGACAGATACAGATCGCCGTCCTCCTCGTACAGATCGACATAAAGGCGGGAATCGTAATCGACGATATAGGGCGTTCCGTTCGATGTTATGGCATACGCTGTGCCGTTAATGCCGTCCGCTTCTGCAACCCATTGGCTGTCTTCATTCTTGCCGTCCAAGCGCAGATAATACGTTGCTGCCACCACTCCGTCCACTTTCAGTTTCAGCAGTTGGCAGTCGCAGATGTCGTTTTCGCCTGTTTCTACCGAATATATGGCGAATATCTGCCCGAATTGGGCTATATACACCGGCTTCGTGTAGTCGAGGTTGTAGAGATCGAGAGCCGTGAGTTTTGCCCGAATGGTGATGATCCGCAGACGGTCCACGACTTTCTGGTAGGAAGCGTATCGGGTCTTTACAATGCCTTCCTCGCCGCCGAACTTCATCCACGGATCGAATACGCCAATACATCGGGCAATGCCCGACATAAACGCTCCCCGCCCCGATAATATCCGTGGCGAGCACTCCGAATAATTGGCGCCGCCTTTTCCGTTATCCTCATAGATCGGCACAACGGCGCAATTTACCCCGTCCGTCGTTGCATTCTCCGACGCCGAGAAAGGCAGCGACACCAGCTCCGTTTCTTTCTCGATATTCTCGTTGCGGATCGTGATGGTGCCGTATGTGTCGGTCTTTACATCGTCGTCATTATCATAGTCGAGGATGTTGCTTTGGGCGAGGTCATCGATGGTGAAAATCGATGCGTCGGGCATATCCACCCGGTGAAAATCGTTCAGTATTACCCGGTCGCTCCAGTCGATGATGTCGTTATTCTGAACATTGGCGATTATGTCATCGATGCTTATCAGCTTGATCGTGTTAGGGCTGTCCTTGTCCGCATAGGCGAACAGACCGTTCATGGACATCAGGGCGAGGATAAAATCGCCCTGGGAAATGTCGGGGAGATTGGGGGCGACGGGGAATCTTGTAGGGAACGCACAATCGGTCCAATTTGCCCAAATATTTACTGTTAATGGAGTTGAATATGGGTTTGATATATATATTTCACCTGCTGGATCTTCATAATGAAGTAAAATTTCGGTGTTTTCTATTAACGGATAAGTTATATCAAGCGGCACAAAATTGAATCTATATACATTAACTCCATCACCAGTAGAGCCAACCAGTTCTACATTGTATGATGTACCTAATATTGTGGATTTTACTATTTCGGAATTACCATCCAATTCAGTAAGCATTATATGCATCTCCTTGGGATCTCCCCATTCTGGCGGCCTATGTGTAAAATATCCATATGCTCCTGTTCCATTACTCGGTTTAATCGTAATATGTACTGATAAATCCGTTTTATTAAATTTTGTAGTACAAGATCCATATGCTATCTCATGCGGGTCTTTGATTATATTACCCCGGCCTAATACACCGTATATTTGATTCTTAAAATTTGTGCTATTAGCCGTAAATCGCAATGCTTCTGCCTCATTCGATATTTCATCCCCATTTTTTGATACAAGCGGAATAATAGGTCCGAGGTTTTTGCTGTACGCCAGCCGCTCCTTGCCGTCGATAGTGATCCCGTTATACTTTTCGATAGCCGAAAGAATTGTTTTCACCTGCACGGACGGGTGCAAATACTTGGGGTTCGACAACCCCATTCCGAAATTCACGCCCCAAAACGCTACGCCGGGGTATTCATTGGTCGTATTTCCTTCTAAAATGGTCGTGTTTTCGTTCCAGTCGATGCGCTCCGCTTCGAGTTCTTCCAGTTGCGGCCCCAAATCCCGCAGGCCGTTATCAAACAGAGGCTGAAAGTTATCCACGTTGCCCCACGTAAGCGTTACATTGATCGTATCCGCAATATCCGTTACCACGGCGAACCCCTGCGTGAACAGTGGCACCCCGTCCTGGTACAATGCCGCCGGGAGGCGCACATACGGAGCGTCGGCATCCACATCCGGACGGGCTGCCTGACCGATAGCCTGCATATTCGTAGGCGTAGGCGGCAGCGCAACATTGTAGGAACGGTTCGACTGGATGCTGTCGAGGCTCGAAAATATTGGGCTTTGATAGAGCAGGGTTACGACTTCGTCACTCGACAGGTCGCACAAAATATCATTGATATAAAGTTCGTAGGTCGTCATATGTAGTTATTTTTCTAATATTTGATTTAACAATTAAAATTCCGGAGCGTTTAAGTATTAGCTCCTCTTGCTTCCGTTCGTACTCTTCGCACCTGCGCCGGGTACGCTCCAGCAACTCTACAAGTTCTTTCTTATTCAATCCTATTGTCAGCGTGCTGTCGTCCCGCTGGCCACCCCTTCGTTTTTCTTTCGGTCTTGCTCTGCTCACTTCCCCGTTTTTTTTCGTACTTTTGGCTTGTCGAGAACCAAAGTGCGGGGAAACAGTTTACGGCCCTTGCTTTCGAGGATAGGCGGGATTTATACCCGTCTATCCTGTTCTTCGCCTCATCTTGTCATATCACACGCGAAATCTGCCCGCCTCGAACCCGTTTACCATATAGAAGGCGATCTTGTCAGCGGTGTGTCGTTCATCACCCCGAAGGCAAAGAGCCGAACCGAATCCGAATTGCGCTGTGCTTGGATAGCGTTCGTAGGCGTTACCGTTCTCGTCTTTTGCTTTGGCGGCTTTGAACACCTCGTAATAGGTCAGCCCGTCGGAGGTCATGCGCTTGTAGCAGTACATTCCGTTGATCTTGTTATGGGCGATTTTCTCGAATCTGTCGCCGAATTTGGTAAACTCGTCCCGCAATGGCGGGTAAAACATCTGTTTATTCATATATTGTTTCTGAATTTTCGATTTTCTTTCGTTGTGTGGGTCTTATTTCATTTGGATGTTTTCATGCGTCCAAATCGCAAAGGGTTTAGAATGGCCCCGCCTCCCCGATTACATCCGTCGCGGGACTGTCGTAGTCGGTTATTCGGGTCAGACTTTTGTTGTGGCGAAAGTATATCCGCCCCGTTGCCCCCTCGCGGTTCTTGGCGACGTGCATGATCCCCACCCCGTCGGATGAAATTAATCCGTAGCGATTCGAGTTTATCGTTTGCGCGCCATACATCGCCGGACGATCGAGAAACAGCACCATATCGGCGTCCTGCTCGATGGCGCCAGATTCGCGCAAGTCTGACAGTAACGGCGTCTTATCGGCCCTATCCTCAACTTTGCGCGACAACTGCGACAACAGGATGACGGGCGCGTCAAGCTCCTTCGCGAGCAGCTTTGCCGAACGGCTGGCAGCGGCGATCTCACGCTCGCGGGTGCTTTGAACGTTACGGGACGTCGTGTCGAGCAGTTGCAGGTAATCAATAATGACCATCCCGCACCGTCCCCGGCGGTGCATCGCCTTGCATTGCGAATGTATAGCCCCTATAGTGATATTACCTCTATCGTTGAGGTAAACAGGCATTGCCGAAAGTGCCGCACCCGCTTGTTCCAATCGTGTCCACCCCTGACTGTCAACATTCCCAGTCCGGAACGATCCCGAATCTATACCCGAACATCCTACCAGCATTCGCCCGGCCAGCTGGGTGTTTGGCATTTCCGCGGAAAACACGCACACCGGAATACCCGATATGGCGGCGGTCCGGGCAAAATGCAACATCGTTGCGCTCTTACCCGTCCCAGGACGGCCGGCCAACACTACAAGCTGGCCACCCCGCCAGCCGCCCGTCAGCGCGTCGAGCCGTTGTAAACCCGTAGGAATGCCGATGCACTCGCCCACCTGTCGGGCCTGTTGGCGTCGTTCCAGGTCGTCGAGGGTGGCCCGCACGACATCCGACAATGGCGTGATGTCATCCGAACGCACGGCCCGGTCAGCTATCGCGGTTATTTCCGTCGTTGCCCAATCTACAACACCATCCGGATCGGAGACAGCACGCGCCGCAAGCTCGTAGCCGAAAAGGCACATACGCCGCCGGGTTTCGGTATCTCGGAGTTTCCGGGCATGATCCAATACGTTAATGCCGGAACCTACTGCATTGGTCAAAGTCGTGAGGTATCGCAGCATCTCCCGGCCTTTGAGTTCCGGACGATCTGCGAGCGTGTAGAGGTCTATTTTTTCGCCACGCTCCAGCATTGAGAGCATCACGCCGTAGATTTTGCCGTTATTTGCATTATGGAATGCCGAAATTTCGACGATCTCCGAAACATCAGACAGTTGTTCAGGTTCGAGAATTAAGGCACCCAAAACAGCCTTTTCGAGCTCGGGCGATTCCGGCAGCCCTTCAACAGGGGCCGGGCGGTTATAGGTCTTTATAGATTCGTTTCGTCTCATAGCTTGTTTGAATTTGGGTCGTGTTGCTGAATTCGGATTTGCGGCGCATCCAATTTC